TTTTGTAAGTAAACATCAATGTGCATGAATTATTTAGCCCGTTAGCTCAATGGTAGAGCACTCGACTGATAATCGAGCGACCCAGGATCGTTACCCGGACAGGCTACCAAATGTCTTTACAACGCTAAGAAGATGTTGTATAATAAGTATTCAACGCGGGGCTCGTATAGTGGTAATACCTTAGCCTTCCAAGCTAAAGCGAGGAGTTCGATTCTCCTGCCCCGCTCCACTCAAGGAATAACAACATGGACATGGATCAAGCGGCTGTATTTCTAGCCGGTAGCGTTTTGACAGCATTGGGTTTTATTGTAATAGTAATCGGACTTGTTGTGGTCAACAACATTATTGCTCGTTACTGGCGACCAGTTAGGATTTTTACTGAAGACAGTTGGCAAGGATTCAACAGTAACACAAGATTTGCCGAACCGCACGAAGTAGACAAAACACAAGAGCCAGCATTGAAAAAATAGCATGTGGGAATATGTAATAACATTTTTTGCTCTATTTTTTACAGATGTGTTTTACACCTACTATCTTAGATCAATAAACAACAATGAAGTTTTAAAAGCAAGCCTGTGGGCTGTGATTGTATTTTTTATTGCGGCAATTGCTGTTGTAAACTACACTACTGATCATATGCTTCTCATTCCAGCCTGTCTGGGTGCGTTTTGTGGCACCTTTGTTGGAATGACAATTAGAAAGAAATAATCCGGAGTATAGCACAGCCTGGTAGTGCGCATGGTTTGGGACCATGAGGTCGTAGGTTCGATCCCTACTACTCCGACCAGTTAATGTAGCGGTGCCCGAGTGGTCCAAGGGAACGGATTGCAAATCCGTAAAACCGTGAGTTCAAAGAAACTCATTGACCATGGGCCCAACTACCAGGGATCTCATTAGATCCAGCGCCGCTGAACGGGCGAAAGCCGCGGTAGACTGCTAGTCACAGTCGTTTTATGTTGCTGGAGGGAAGGGAGCGCAGTCATGTGTTCCGTACCCTTAAACACAAGGTAGTACTTTTCTAATTCGATATGGAAGTGTGTCAGAGTCCGGTTTATTGAACTAGTCTTGAAAACTAGCGGCTCAGAAATGGGTCCGTGGGTTCGAATCCCACCGCTTCCACCATATAAGTACAGTAGCAAGGAGACAACCATGGCACAAGTCACAGCAAAAACACCCGCAGAAAAAATGGCGGTATTTCAAAACAAAATTACACTAGAACGATTAATTTGCGACAATATCTACTACAAACGGGTGTTTGATGACATCACATGGTTGAGTGTTCGCAAGGAAAACGAACAGCGCAGATTTCTCATTAGAGAAGATGCCTTGACAAGAATAGAATAACGGGTGATTAGCTCAGCGGTAGAGTCGCTGCCTTACACGCAGTTTGTCGGGAGTTCGATCCTCTCATCACCCACCAAGCAAATTGCCTCTTTAGCTGATGTGGTCATAGCACCGGACTGAAAATCCGGGGAACCAGGGTCGGAACCTGGAGGAGGCACCAATATAGGATCTGGCTTGAACACTCGGCGTGGAGACGTCATTATGGGATCAGGTCTGAACTGCCTAGAAGTTGTAGCGTAGGCTGACGGCATATAAGGTTGTGTGTTGGCCACTTGATATAGAGATTCCATAGCAGTACGTTCATTGATCATACTGTATTTATTTTTGCCCCGGTGACGGAATTGGTATACGTGTTGGTCTTAGAAACCAAATTTTAGGAGTTCAAGTCTCCTCTGGGGCACCATACAAGGAGATTGATATGCCAATGTACGAAACCACTGTGAGAACTCCGCAAGGAGAAGAAAAGAAGCGAGTCTACGCAGACACACCGCAAGAAGCCAAAAAACTTTTTGAACAACTGTATGGTGGGCCGCGAGCGGTTCCGTACATTCCTCACATTATCCCAAGTTAACAACTTGAAAAATACACATTTGAAAGTCAGCCCAGGTGGCGGAATAGGTAGACGCACCGGACTCAAAATCCGGCGGGAAACCGTGAGGGTTCGAGTCCCTCCCTGGGCACCAATTTAGAAAGACCACTATGAAAAAGCTAGACTTAGATCAAGTCAAACAGTTTATTGATGCCCAGACACCCGAGACAAAGATTTATCTTGGTTGCGACAGCGAACGTGTGAAAGTCAACGGTGCATGGTATGCCGACTATGTGTTGGCCATTGTGGTTCACATCAACGGCAACAACGGTTGCAAGTTGTTTGGTGAAGTACAACGTGAGCGCGACTGGGATCAAAAAGCCAGTCGTCCCAGTTTGCGTTTGATGACTGAAGTGTACAAAGTAAGTGAGTTGTATCTTAAACTGGCTGAAGTGCTAGAAGGGCGCGAAGTCGAAGTTCACTTGGATATCAACCCAGATGAAATGCATGGTTCAAGTTGTGTTATCAGCCAAGCAATTGGTTATATCAAAGGTGTGTGCAACGTTATACCTTTTGTGAAACCTGAAGCATTTGCGGCCAGCTATGCAGCTGATAGGTTCAAAAGCCTACGTGCGGCTTGATAAGTAATACTGCCCTACCACCTATGTACGTTGACCTCTCCAAGATGTTGCGTATACGGTAGGGTTTTCTCTAATGCGGGAGTAGCTCAGTTGGTAGAGCATTACCTTGCCAAGGTAAATGTCGCGAGTTCGAACCTCGTCTCCCGCTCCAAAATACGGCCTGCGGACTGATCATCCATGCACGATAGGGTTTTTCTATGAGCTCTTGTAGTACAAAGGCAGTACAATACATTGGTAATGTATAGACGCTGGATCGTTACCAGCCTGGAGCACCATATTCGGCCTTTAGTTCAATGGATAGAATCCTGGGCTTCGAACCCAGAGGTGGGAGTTCAATCCTCTCAGGGCCGGCCAAGCATAAATATCTACAATACCCCAAAGGAGATTGATATGATTACAACCAAAGTAACGTGGAAAGATTATAGACAGATATTGGATCAGCATAAGTTAAAATATTTTGACAAAGCTGTAGAACTTGCTGGAAATGATTATGTGGATCCAGTATCGTGGCAAGAACTCGACAACGGCGACTACGAGATCACACGAGCATGGCCAAATTTAGAAACAGCAGAGGCATTCTTGACTTATGTCAAACAAGAAGAAGAATCTAAATTACTAGTAAGTGCAGTGCTGTCTTCTCAATGAATACCAGTAGTAAATTCTACAAAATTAAATTGATAAAAAAACTGATTGCCTTTGTACATGAACAAAGGCAAATTTTGCTGAGTGAGTTAATCACCAACGCTACCGATCCAACAATATTCAACAGAAGATGTCAAATGCTTCAACAGTTAAATTTGTATGAAAATCAACTTGTAGCAAAAATATACAACTTTGAAACTGATAGCATTGATGATTTACAACAAAATTATCTATTTGATGGAATAAATTTAATTTTAAACCGCAGTGCATGAAACCGCTTTTGACAGCTATCAATCCTCAATATTTTTACCAAATTCTAGATTGGCGACATCAAGCATATGATAAAGTAGGCGGTATCGCCAAAATCAAGGGCTTTGATCATTACAATCATTTGGTAGATATAAACAGTTTGTTTTCAACACATCCCTTTGGTGATCCTGTTGATAGAACACAAACTGTGAAACAACCTTTTGCCTTTGCTGTTCCACGTCCTTGGCAAAAACCAGAAAAATCAAGCAATCTTGGTGAGGTACTGCAAAAAATAGTTGTATTTTATTTGTCATCTCAAAAGAAAATAAACCTGTGTTGGAGTGGTGGCATAGATTCAACCTGTATGCTGACAGCTTTTCTAAAACATACTTCATACATAGACCAATTGCGTGTGTTATATACTCCATTCAGTGTGTATGAAAATTGTGATTTTTTCAATTATCTTAATAAAAATTATCCAGCATTAGAAATGCATGATATCAGTGGCAAGGTATATTTACAAGACAAGTTTGATGGGGTGATGATTAATGGTCATGGGGGCGATGAATTTACTGCCAGCCTAGATGAATCTTTTTTTGACTCAATGGGCTATGAATTTTTACACAAGCCCTGGCAGAGTCTTATTCAGGATCATACACTACAGGAATTTTGCAAACAATATTTTGCCTTGGCACAAAGACCTATTGAAACGGTGCTCGAGGCACGATGGTGGTTTTATTCAATAACAAAAAACAATGTTCATTTACCAAGAGATAATATTTTTGATATTGATACACCTGCTAATGCTTTTTATGATTGTCAAGAGTTTGAAGACTATATGTGGTACAACACCAATGAAATAATTACTTGTGACAATTACAACTCTTACAAAAAATTTTTAAAAAAGTACATATATGATTTTGATAAAAACGATAAATTTTATCAATTAGCTAGAAAAGTAAGTAGTCCACAATTTTTATTTTATACTCGTAAAAAAACAGAACTTTTAGACCGACAATGGATCGCATTCCTTGAAGATAATACAATAATACGAACAGCTAATTTGCCATTGTTTAGTCAATTAGAATTTGAAAAAACCTATGGAGATAGTCTTGAGTATCTATTCCAACATCCTTAACGACAAAATTCACTACGAAAAAACAGCTTTGTTAGAAATAAAATTTTCTTGCACAAGGTCAACTCCCTTGATGTCTGTAGTGATATCAATAGATCAAAAAAACATAATTGTGCAACCGTTTTCGACAGAAGTTACACAATTGTCGCACAAAATTCTAGAACCACCCAATAATTCTATCGATCCTCCACAAGAACACGAACTCTGCATTGAAGTCCATGGCCAACCAAACGGTGCCATGTTGCATATACACAGTATTCATATTGAAGGTTTATGCATGCGGCTTACCATGGAGGACTCCGGCACTTGCATACTCGATGGCCAACCTGCGGTGCCGTCTGAGTACATGGGCCAAGTAGGTTACCAAAGCCTACGGTTTACCACACCAATCTATCCTTGGCTCTTGGCCAACGAACGCAAAGACACATACTATTATCCTCATTAAAAAAATCAATAGCAAAATGCCTTGACTTAGGCATCTTCTATGCTATATAATAATGTTGTCAACAAGGAGGAAACATGACACAATCTGTAAAAGGTACACGTACCGAAGAAAACTTGAAAGCGGCATTTGCCGGAGAAAGCCAGGCTAATCGCCGTTATTTGTATTTTGCAAACATGGCTGATGTGGCCGGAGACAATGATATATCTGCGCTGTTCCGCAGCACAGCCGAAGGTGAAACAGGGCATGCACACGGTCACATGGAATACCTGATCGATGGTGGGTCAGGCGATCCTGCCACAGGCATGGCAGCCAAGACCACTGCTCAAGCATTGGAGTCGGCCATACACGGTGAAACACACGAGTACACTGACATGTATCCAGGCATGGCAAAAACTGCCCGTGACGAAGGCCTGGATGAGATTGCTGACTGGTTTGAAACATTGGCCAAAGCCGAACGTTCACATGCCAACCGCTTTACCAAAGCGTTAGAAGCTCACAAGGCCGCCCAGTAAGGAACTGATATGGAATACGTATGCGCTGTATGTGGCCATGTCCACAATGAAGAGACAGATGGCAAGTTTGAAGATTTGCCAAAATACTATAACTGTCCAGAGTGTGGTTGCGGTAAAGAAGAATATCAGCCATTATAACTTGACAATGATGTAGAACTATGTTACAATAGTTCTACATTATTACACAGGTGTATATGAGCAACGATCTAGCCAAATTTATACAAGAAAAGCGATTGTTCCAAAACGTGGAAGTAATTCGCGACACACATTCAAATGGTTTAACAACAAAGGAAGATGATGAATAACGTACAAACTAGACAAGATGCACTGGCATATGAAGCAACTTTAGGACTCAGCAATGAGGCCGCAGTTGAAGCAGTGGGCAATCGATACGACTTGGTACTAATTGGTGCTCGTCGTGCCAGAGAACTAGGGCGTGGTGATATACCTCGAGTGTCAGGGCCCAAGCACAGTGCCGTGGTCACAGCTCTCAAAGAGATTGAACTTGGACTTGTTGGCCGTGAGTACTTGTACAAGAAATTGGACATCGAACCACGTCGTCGTCACCGGGACAATGGCGGATTCTGATCAGTCAAACAGTGCCAAGGGTAGAGACAGTTTTGATATCACTACTGGCAATACCCTGGTACATTTTTTTAATCGCAACATAACGCCCTACGCCACCAGCACTCTGGGGCCTACGTTTGATCTAGTTCCTGTTGAGAAACAGAAGGATCTCATGATCAATCATGCTAGGATGTATGCCCAGCAAGAGTATGATCGCATCATGGAACTGGTCTCAGTACTAGAAAAACAAGCACAAGACATCCGTCGTAGACTTGATGTGACTGATGCAGTATATGCCGCAGAATACAATTTTCAGATTGTGATGGGTCATTGCTATTGGCTGGTATGGCACAAGCGTCACAGCAAAAATCTGTTGGTACTTACCGGTCCTGACGATTGGAACACAGGCGTGCCAGAAGACTACCAGTACCTAATGCAGGTCAAATACATGGGCGATCACACCTGGCAAGAAGTAATACCTTAGTACTACTTGACCAAAATTGCCCTTTGTGCTATAATAACGTATTAGATGGAGAACAACATGCCCTGGATTGAGAACGTGGCCGCTGCAGATATACCCATGCGGTATCATCACAATGCTGGTCCCAACTCGATGCTGATTCAAATCATGGATCCTGCATCCAGTTGGTGGCCAGAGCCTGCACATGATTTCAAGGAAACTCACCGCTTTGAATTCTTGGATGCCGAAGACAAAGACGGCTTCCCGGACGAAGCAAAGATCTCAGATGAGCAAGCCCAAGAAATTGTGCGTTTGTTGCAACATGCATTGAAGAAGCGCATGAACGTGGTTGTGCATTGCATGGCTGGGTTGTGCCGGTCAGGTGCAGTGGCCGAGGTTGGTGTCATGATGGGATTTAAAGACACTGAAAAGACTCGTATCCCAAATATGCGTGTCAAGCACCGGTTGATGAAACAACTGGGCTGGACATACGATGAAAACGAAAAGCCAGACGACGAAGCCTGGCGCCGAATGAACTTAGACTTTTAAGAAAGGAGCACAAGATGCCAGCTGTATTTTTAGTTAGTGACACGCACTTTGGACATGCCGGTGTCTGTCGCTTCACGCACCCAGACGATCCTGAAGTGAAATTGCGTCCCTGGGACGATCCTGATGAGATGGACGAGGAAATGATCCGTCGTTGGAACGACACAGTTCGTCCCAGTGACAAGGTCTACCACTTGGGTGATGTTGTTATCAACCGCAAGGCCTTGAAAACATTGGCCAGATTGAATGGGGACAAGGTTTTGATCCGCGGCAACCACGACATCTTCCGTGATGACGAGTACCGCGAATACTTTCGTGAGTTACGTGCATACCATGTGATGAACGGAATGATCTTGAGTCATATCCCTGTGCATGAGGCTTCATTGGGTCGATTTGGTGTAAACATTCACGGACACCTGCATGCCACTAGAGTAAAGAAGGCACGTGGTGTTGATGCCAAGACCGGTACTGTGTTGTACTCTACTGAGATTGATCCCCGGTACCATTGTGTATGCGTGGAACAAACTGACTTTGCACCCATATTGTTTGAAGATGCGATCAAACGCATCGAAGCAGAAGGTGGTGTAGTTGGGTTTAGATCCGGCAACGGACCCACTATGTAAAAATAGGCCCCTAGGGGCCTATTTTTTTATTTGAAAAATTTCTCTTGCATCAGTAGGTGTCGCAATAGATCCTCCTAAATCTTCAACAATGCGAACAGCTTTTTGCACAAGTTCAGCATTGGATTTTGCCAATACATTTTTAGACAAATAGATATTATCTTCCAACCCTACACGCACATGTCCGCCATGTAACCAAGTAGCAGCCACCATCGGCATCTCCTCTTTACTAATGCCAAACGCACTCCATACTGCATCTGATGGTAACTGACGTCTAGCGTAATCCACCGCGGTAACAGTGTGATCCCATCCATATTTAATTCCCATAGCAAACTGCCATATAGCACGTGAGTCAATCAGGCCTTGACTTTTGAATTCTAGAGCTAGTCTTAGATCGCCACTGTCGAATAATTCTAATTCTGGAATTACTCCAGCCGATTGCACTTGCTCTAGCATTTCTTTAACAACAAATTTATGATTTATTCTTACTTTATGGTCATGTTGATTCATAGTATTGAAATCTATACTACAAAAATCTGGTTTTATTGCCAAAACATGTTCTGTTCTAATCCTAGCGGGATATAAAAAACTATCTTTTTCTCCCATATGCAAGAATTGTTTTCCTATAGAAAAATGTGCACCACTACCTGTTGTTAAATTGATCAGTAGATCTTTGTTATCTTTTTTGATAAGTTCAACTGTTTTTACATATAAATCCAAATCCATACTACCATGTTTTTTGATTGGGTCTCTTACATGTATATGCACCACCGCGGCGCCTGCCTCTGCGGCTTCGAGTGCAGATGTTGCAATTTCTTCTGGCGTGATAGGCAAGTAAGGTGTGGAATTTGGATCAGTTACCGCGCCGGTAATGGCACAGGTTACTATAGTTTTTTTGGGTCTTACAATACTCATATATTTTTTCCTCCATCAACAACTATCACTTGTCCAGTACAGAATCTCAGCAAAGTTATGCAAGCTTCTACAGCCGAGGCAATATCTACCACTGTAGCCACACGCTGAAGTGGTGTAGTAGTTTTGACCAGTTTATAATAGTTTTCATCGCGATTTGGTACAAAATTTGTCAGTACTGCACCTGGGTTAACACTCATAACCCTAACAGGAGCCATGCTTGATGCTAGCGTTCTTGTTAGACAATCTATACCTGCTTTTGCTGTAGAATAGGCAATATTACTTCCACCGCCGCGATAACCTGCGGTTGATCCAATGTTAACAATTACAGATTCTGGTGTGTCACGAAGCAAAGGTGCAAAAGTTCTAATTGCAGAATAATATGTGCGCAAATTATGTTGTAGAGTTTTGTCAAAAAAATCATCTGTAATTAGGTCTAAATCTGTAGGTGGGTATTGAAATGTTTTTCCTACAGTGTTTACGAGCACATCAATTTTTCCCAACTTTTTGATTTCTGTATAGGCCAACTTTAGTTGATTGTCATCTAACAGATCGGCACACACAACCATATGATTCAAATGAGCATTGGCCAGTGTGTCTATAGCTTTTTGTGCTTTTTCAATGTCACGCCGAACAATACCTACAATCCTGGCACCGTTGGCAGCTAATCTCTCAGCCACAGCAAAACCAATACCGCCCATCATACCGGTTATCACTGCTACTTTACCATTTAAATTATCTAGTGGTTGAAATGTCATACTTTTATATATTGCTCTGCTAACTTAGTTAGGAATTTTTTGTCTATCTTACCAATAGAGGTCAAAGGCCACGATTCTATTGCCCAAATTCTTTTTGGAATTTGATACGTGGCTAAATTTTTTGCGGCAAATTTTATCAATGCATTTTCATCACACGGTTTTGTTAGTTTCACAAAAGCATATGGTTTATGTCCTTTGATTCTGTCTGCCAACCCTATGGCCACAGATTCTTCAACACAATCATGTTGATTCAAAATAGACTCTATTTCAATTGGATAGACTTTGTTACCGCCACATTTTAACATATCATCTACTCGACCAAGATAATAGTAAAATCCTTGCTGATCAATTTGAAATCTATCATTGGTGCTGAACCATTCGGTATCATCTGTCTGAAATTTACTTAAAAGACTTGAAGTTTTAATATGCAACACATCATCGATCAATTTACATTCTACCCAAGGTGCAGGACATCCTGCACTGCCGGGAGGAATTGGCAATTTGTCTGCATTAAAATTTCCAAGAATTACTCCAGTTTCAGTCAGTCCGTAAGGGTTTATTACAGAGACTACGTTTGTAAAAACTTTTTTAATTCTATCTATCAATAAATCATCAGCATAAGAGGCCAATAAATTTATGTGTACCACTGATGTTAAGTTTAGAGACTTTGTTAATGTTTGCTCATCTAGTATCATAGACATCATAGGAGTCACTAAATGAATCATTTGAATTTTGTATTTTTCAATAGATTGTAAAAAAGTTTTTGGATCAAAATTTTGCAAACAAAATACCTGGCAACCATCTAAAATACAATTTGTAAAAACACCCAACCCTACGTTATTAAAAAAAGGATTTGCAATCAACACTCTTGCCTGTTCAAGAGAGGTATCTGATTTTGTTTGGATTTTTTTTTGATGTGACATTGGTACCAAACGGTCTTTGAGAGTAAAATTGACTTTTTTTGGCACGCCTGTGGTACCAGAAGTCATCAAAGTCAAACAAATTCTTTCATAGTTTGGCTCACTTTGTTTGTTACAGTCAATTGCAATTAAACTTTCAAATTCTGATCCAAACTCTATTACAGGTATGTCTCCTGGCACCATGTGTCTATAGTTCTTGTCGCAAAAGACCAAACCAATGTTTGTCTGTTGCATAATAGAATGTATATTGTCCAAGGGAAGTTTAAAATTTATTGGCACACACACATGTTCAGTTTGAAATATAGCAAATGCAGCAATCATCCATGACACTGAATTATTTCCTAGCACCCCAATATTGGAACCCAAAGGAAGATTTAAGTTGTGGATTGATCCAACTAAGTTATTGACACAACGATTAAATTTTGCGCCATTATAAAGTTTGACAGGATCAGTTGAAAGATCAACTGCAATACTGCCTGAGGGAACGGTCAAATGCATACAATATTTACACTAATACTTTTGCATTACAATTTAATCCTTGCTCTATAAAAAACACAGGTGTTTCTTGGTTGACCAAATATTCAAGATCGGTTATAATAGTAACATGAAATTAGAAATCAATGAAATACTACAGTGGACCGGAGCCGTGTTTATCATAGCAGGGCACAGTCTCAACGCCGTGGGCCCTGCGGTGTACCCTTACAACATTCTTGCATTTTTCCTGGGCACAATTTTGTTCATGGCTTGGTCAATCCGTGTTGCAAATAAGCCACAGTTGTTGGTGAACATTGTTGCACTGGCAATTGGGCTTACAGGACTAGCCAAAGCATTTGGTTGACCAATAAATCCCAATTTGCTATAATATACACATAGACACACAAAAGGAGCCACAAATGGACTTGAGCAAAGCATTCGCAAAAGATCAGCAACGACAACGCGAAATTCGCATGTATGGTTGCACTGAAGCTGAACTCCGCGACAGCGTTGAAGACAGCATAACTTTTAAATTTTCTGGAGCCGCAATGGTTGCCGCCGGCATCCTCAGCGATTGCCAAGAAATGGTCAGTTACGGTCCTTATGACAGCGACCGACTGGCCAACATCATGGAAACCCAGCGCCAGATGCTGAATCAGGCCAAGTGGATTTTGTTTGAATACATGAGCAAGGAGACAGCATGAGCCGTATGAGCGACCTCGACGTAGACATTCAGGACCTGCTAGAAAAGGGCCGGTCTCCCATGGACGTGGCTCGAGAACTGGAGATCCCGGTTAGTTGGGTTTACGAAAAGCCCGAGGCAGTTGAAGAACCTGAAGAAGTTCTTAGCCCTTTTGCTACAATTAACAGTTGACCGCTAAATTAACTTCTGCTATACTATAGACTTATTAACTTGAAAGGCACAGCCCATGTCAGATTCCCGCACCGTTACCGCGCTTCAAGCAAAAAAATCTTTGCTCAAAGCATTCCAAGTCAAGCGTCCTTTGTTCCTGTGGGGTCCTCCCGGCATTGGCAAGAGTGAGCTGGTTGAAGGCATTGCCAACGACCTTGGCGGCTTGATGATTGACCTGCGCCTGGGTCAGATGGAGCCCACAGACATTCGTGGTATTCCGTTCTACAACAAGGACATTGGCAAGATGGATTGGGCTCCTCCTGTGGAACTGCCCGATGAAGAAACTGCCGCACAATATCCCATTGTGGTGTTGTTCTTGGACGAACTTAATAGTGCCGCACCCTCTGTTCAGAGTGCCGCTTATCAACTAATTTTGAATCGACGCATTGGCAAGTATAAACTGCCTGACAATGTTGTAATGGTTGCCGCAGGTAACCGTGAAAGCGACAAAGGTGTTACCTATCGCATGCCGACTCCGTTGGCAAACCGTTTCATCCACCAAGAGATGAAGGTGGACTTTGCTTCGTGGCAAGAGTGGGCAGTTAACAACCGCATCCACAAGGACGTGGTTGGTTACTTGAGTTTTGCCAAGCAGGACTTGTACGACTTTGACGCCAAGAGCGCCAGCCGTGCCTTTGCTACTCCGCGTTCATGGACCTTTGTGAGCCAGTTGTTGGACGACAATAGCGATGACGACACCACAATGAACCTGATTGCAGGTACTGTAGGTGAAGGTCTTGCCGTGAAGTTTATGGCACATAAAAAGGTTGCAAGCCGGATGCCCAACCCCGCAGACATCTTGAGCGGCAAAGTCAAGGACTTGCAGGTCAAAGAAGTGTCAGCCATGTACAGCCTGGTGATCTCCATGTGCTACGAGCTCAAGGCGGCTGTTGAGACCAAAGTGGAAGACAAGAAGTTCCATGAGATGGCTGACAACTTCCTGGGCTACATGATGAAGAACTTTGAGACTGAGTTGACTGTGATGGGTGCTCGTATCGCGTTGACCACATACGACTTGCCCTTCCTCCCAACCAAGCTCAAGAACTTTGACGAGTTCCATCAACGCTTTGGCAAGTATATCTTGCAGGCATCCGCCTAAGTTTAAGGGGCCGTGTGGTTAAATACACGGGCTGTGTACACATGGCCCCTTTTCTTTCTCTACTATGAAATACAAAGTTACAAAAATGGACGGGCGATTCAACAAGCGCCGGTTTGATTATATAATCGAGTTCTCAAAGGTTGAGAGTTTTGGTACTGGCGTGTTGGACTTTGATCGTTGCAGGCGCTGGTTCAATCAGAACTTTGGATGGAGTCAAGATGTTGAAACTCGAGACTCCATGTCAGTAAATCGTCGTAACAATCAAGAAGCCTAC